GATATGTGATTAATCTCGTCAATGAAAAACTGAAGAAACTCCCAAAAAACGCAGAAGCGGAGGAAGCGAAATAACGCTGACTCCGTATGAGCATTTACTAAGGCTCTATGCACGTTTTCAGGAAGGTTATAGCTGGACAGTACAAGATATTGATAATACTGACATGGATTTTCTACTCGACCAGCTATGCGTTCTGGAGAAGCTGGAAGCGGCGAAAGATACTGCATATATCGATGATGTCTTATAACAAGTGAGGTGAGATTATGGCAAAAGGTAAAGATGCGATGGGACAGGAAGTTGACAGCTTATATCTGTCGCTCGGCTTAAATATCGCTGATTTGGAATTGGGTTTTGAAACGGCTGGCAAGACGGTCAAGCAGGCTATGTCTCGCCTCAATAGCGAAGCGAATCAAATTCGTTTGAAAGCTGACATTGATGTGACACGGCTGGAAGCTGCAGGAAAATCCGTCGAAGCTCTCAAGGTGCGCGAGAAAGCATTAAATGATGAGCTGGCTGTTCAGCAGAAAAAATTGGAGATGCTGAATCGCGCATACGAAGCTAATGCCAAGACTTATGGCAAAGACAGCGGTGTAACTCGTGGAGTGGATACGAAACGGCTCTATCAGCTCCGGGATATCGAGAGACTGAAAGCTGAGATTACGCAGGTCAATGGTGAATTGGCGAAAACGGCGACAGTATCGACTTCGGCATTTGGTAAATTAGGTGCCGGCGTAACTGCGGCACAAGGGAAGATAACTGGTGTTGTCGGTTCAATCAGTAAACTGAATGCGGCTATTGCGGGCGGCGTTGCGGCTGTGTCGGCAGGCGCAGGTATATTTGCATTGACCGATAAAGCAATGACTGCAGGTAATGACTTGTATAAGCTGTCAAGTCGATTACAAATGACTACGGCAGAAGCAAGTAAACTGTCAAAAGTATTTAAGCTGTCTGGTACGGATATAAATAGTGTTATTCCTTTTTTTGCTAGGCTCGACAAACAAGCACTGGCGGCGAGTAAGACACAGAATTCACTATCTAGGGCTATGCAGGAATATGGTTTCTCACTGACTGATACGAAAGGAAACTTACTGTCGTATGAAAAACAGTTAGAGCAATTGGCAGGTGCTTACCAAAAAGCAATGTCAAGTGGCAGAGAAGCGGAATTCGTGACGAATGTTCTCGGCGCAAGAGGTGCTGCGCTTGTGCCAATCCTGCAGGATTACGCAACGAACCTTGAGATTGTGAGCCGGATAAAGACTACAGGGTTGCTCAATCCGAAGGAAGCGCATGAGTTATATATAGAATGGCAAGCTATGCAAATGCAAGCAGGTCAACTTACTGGCGCAATTGGGCAAGCGTTAATGCCAGTCGCAAGAGAGTTGATGCCGGAAATAACCAAAGGTTTTTCTGAGTTTGCACAGCTTATCAAAGATAACCAAAATGGGATAAAAGAATTTGGCTCGGTAGCTGGCAATGCAATAGGCGGATTAGCATCATCGCTAGTTACGGTTATAGGCTTGCTCGGCGATGTAAAAGCAAAGATTGATGATGTAGGCGCATCATCAAAGGATTGGGAAACTCTGGAGAAGATTAATCCGGCAGGGACATCTATTTTGCGTCCGCTGGTTGATACTTCTGCCGCGGTTGCTGGTGGTATTGCAGGGTGGTCGCGGTTTGGATTGAAAGGCGCAGTTGGCGGTGCTTATGGTGCGGGTAGCGCCGCAGACGAAGTTCTCGGTCGAATTGGTAAATGGGCAGTCGGTAGTGATGAGTTTGAGTATATTAAGCAGAAAAAGGAACTAAAAGAACAAGAAGCAAAAGCCTTTGAAAAATACAATTCAGAACGTAGAAAACAGCTAGAGGAAGAAAAGAGGGCTGTCGGTGAATCTGTAAAACTTGAGCAAGATGCCGCAAAGATTAAAGAAGACTTGCAGGATAAGCTGACAAAAGCGACCAGCCAAAAACTCAAGGAACAGCTAGAAGCCATTAAGGATAAAGTCGAAGCATCTGTTGCGGAGGGAAAGACTGAGGCTGCGGCATGGGTATCTGTAGCTGATGACATCAAAAAGGCAATGAAAGATGCCGCAAAGGAAGCCAAAGAAGCCAATAAAGCTCTTGACCGCAGTATCTATAGGCTTACACATAGCGATTACGACAATGCGCTGAAAGACATCGACTACTCAGCAGAGGATACACTCAAGAAAGGTGCTGACCCGGCAAAAGTCGCAAGGGAAGCTGAATTAAAGCGGGCAAAAGTCATTGAGGATACAGCCAAAGAGACGGCTCAGTATCTTGATAGCATATACGAGGATTCACTGACTCAGCGGCTCAATCAGATTGACCGAGAGCGTAAGGCGTGGATTAAGAAAGGCATGGACGAGGTCACAGCGACCAGAGCCGCAGAGGAGCAAAAACGGCAGGCAGTCAATGATAGCGTAAAAAATATGTTCACCAGCCAAAAGAAGTATCTTGCGTTATACCGCAGTGCTATGGCCGGGAATATTTCTGCAGATGGAAGTGGGTTCTATGATTTCACGCAGTCACAGGGGGACAGACAGAAAAATGCTATCCGAGCTATTCAAAGGGCGATGATGGCAGAAGCTGGCGTTTCGCCAAATGAGCGCACAAGCATGGCTGAAATCATGGGCTTCCAAAAAGCAATGAAAGAGGCTAACCAATGGGGAAGCGGCTTAATCTCAGATGGCACAAGTCAAGGCTTGTCAGAACTGTCGAGCGTGATGTCTCAGACGAGTGAGCAGACTCTTGGTGTCTTGGAGCAGATTAATAGCGGCGTGCCGGAGATTAACAGTAATTTATCGCAAATCCTCGGTGCAATCGAGCAGAGAGGGCAGAATCCGCCACAGATTAATGTTAATCCGTCCATAAACGTGGACTTAGGTGGCGCGTATGTCTTTGACAATGCGTTAAAACAACAGCTTACGGACGATATTACCAATAACGTCGCAAACGCTGTCACAAGTGCGGTGAACGAAGCTACAAGCCGTATTAATACGGGATTCGGGAACTAGGAGGGCGGCCATGAAGATTAAAATCAATAATATCGAAAGCTATCGCTCTCCTGAGAGCATAACAATAAATGTCGATGACCGCATCGAAAAAGTGCAGCTAATCAACGGCAATACTGTGCAGGACTACGGCCATATTGCCAGCGGTGACTCGTTTACTGTGTCGGCGTTATTTTCAAAAGCGAATTTTAACGCGATAGTTGCATTGTGGGAAGCGCGGCAAAGAGTATCGTTCACGGACGACGCAGGCGAGATTTGGACAAACTGCAGGATAGTGATTCGCTCATATCAGTATGAGCAGACATTCAAAGATTATGTACTTGTTAATTTTGAAATCTGGAGGTGCTGATAATGGCAAATCCCTATATTAATATTTACAACAATAATCCGACATCCGGAGCGACAGACGGAACAGCAGTAACGACAGACGGCAGTTACGGCAATGCGGTTCGTGTTGACTTGGATGCGGCACAAAGCGAAAGCAAGATTGTTAAACTAGCTGTGCGTACAGTAACCGGATTCTATTCTGATAATGTTTACATCACGTCCGAAACAACAGGTGATGTTCCGCAAAAATGGTCATTTGGACTTGACCCAAATGACCCGACATCATTTGACACAGACTTGTCATTAACAAATGTCGTGGATGATACGAATACGATTTTTTACGCAAAAGCGACAAGCTCATCATCTGAACTGCCGTCAACGGATAGGTCAGAAAAACTCAAGATTACTGCAAAGATATATGCAGATTAAATGGAGGACAAGAAATGGCACATATTAATTTATATATGAACAATCCGACAGCGGGAGCAACGGATGGAACGGCCATTTCGTCAGACGGGACAAATCCGTTAGTGGTATCACTGGATGCTGGTCAAAACGAATCAAAAACTGTCAAATTGGCTGTGAGAACAGATTCAGGATATGTGACAACAGGTAACACTTTTATATCCGATTACTGTGACTCGAAAGATAAATGGAAGCTGTCTCTGACGGAAAATGGTGACTATGCTGACAGTATAACTATAAGTAATGTTGTCTCAGATGTTAATACTATAGATCGGAAGAGCGTCGTG